TGTTTATAGCTTTCCGGGGCGAATGTGTTGCTTTTGTCACCTGTGAAAATATTCACTACAGTTGGTACTGCAACTGCTGAAATGTTCTCCAGCTTCACATTGAAAGCGGAGCTTATCCATACGACACACGTATGATTTACCGATGGCTCGCCCGGGAATGTGAACCTGCCTGCTTTAATATTCCTAATTGAAATGTTGTGTGGGTGCAGAGTACCAATGGCTGGCGTTCCGCCCCACTCAAAAGCAATTCCAACTCTAATTTTTGAACTGTCAGCAATAGAAATATTGTCAATATCAACATTCCTATTCTCACCCATAAAGACAATTGCGCCGTTTCCATTTGTTTTTAACGACAAGTCTTTAAATGTTAGGTTTTCATAACCAAGACCAGTATCCTCCCGGCCTCCATAAATTGGCACATGAGCAGATGAAGCTAAACCAACCTTACTTCCATCGACATTAATTGAGCCATTTACAATCGACACATTACTCGACTGTACAAGAAACCCACAGCCATTTTCCAAGGTGTCATCGAAGTTGAAATCAATCACTGACCCATTAAGGTCGATTCTCATACCAAAAGGGATTGGTATTTGTTTTGTACTCCTATACGTTTTGTTTTTTCCAAACACTAGGTTTCCGCTGAGTGCGGCAGCAGCAACAGCGGAATTAATTGCTAAAGCATCATCAGAAATCCCATCAGCAATCGCTGAAAAATCATCAAGGCTAGTGATTTGAGATAACTTTCTTTCTACAGAAATTCTCTCCGCTCCTGTTTGTGGGTTTTTATAACCAATAAAACTAGAACCAGAATCCCCTGAAAATTTTTTGTACGCCCCCTCTTTTATAAACTCTAATTCTCCAGAGGTTGCTTGATAAAGAGAATCAGTTTCAAGAACTGAAATGTAACTACCGTCCGGCAAAGTTGTGGATGCATTCTCAGCTTCTGCCAGTGTTTGGAAAATCAATAATGTGTTTTGGTCAAATGTGTTTTGCAGCGGCGACCATTGAGAAACGTCCCAGACACCTGTTACAAAAGGAGTTTCACTAGGACTTGCAAAGTACAACACACCCTCATGCTCAACAGTAAAATTCGATGAGTCCACCGACAAACCAGGCGCATACGGGACTGGTGGCAAGAACCCCAATGACGCAATAACGCGATTTGCCTTTTCTTCAATTTCAACAAGTTTTGCATCTGCGCCGCGCTCAATGCCAAACCATGTCTTACGCAACTTTCCTAAACGATCAATCCATGCCTCTTCAGTAACGGAGTTCTCAGCAATATCAAAATTCTTAGCGTTGTCCGACAGGTCTTTTACGTCGGCAGACCCAATGGGGTTCCCAGTATTAAAACGGCTCATTGTTCGTTACTCCAAAGGTGGTTGATTGTCATCGTCTGCATAAATTCTTGCGTCGTAGTTTACCGCTTGTACGGTGCATGTGTCATTTGCTGATGGGCGAACGCTACGAATGATGGCTGGATAGCGCCATGCGTTTTCTGGGCCGAAGTAAACATGTGGTGGTTCACCCTCATTAATGTTGATTATGGGCCATTCGTTTTGCGGTATTGGTGCAAGTAGTTGATGGTCATTAGCACCCGGCGTAGCAGGCCAAGGCCCAGCTTGCGACCCATCAGCGCGGCGATAAGCAACTACATGGGTGTCGCCTTGCTTCCAGCGTAGAGGTTCACTCACTGTCAATAGAGCCATGCCGTTTGAGGGTTGGATACTCATCAGCAATGCAGACTGGTCATTCACCAATGAAACAAACGAGCCATAAGTGCTATTCAGTGCATCCAACTCTGTGCCAAAAGAGTAGCTCCAGCGCTCGAAACGCTGCGACCTAGCCAACCGCATGCCAATGCGCCATGCGCGTGTGCGATCTGTAACACCGATTAGCTTTTCCTTCTGCAACTTCAAGCCCAACGAACCGGGCAGCATGCATTTAATCGTGGCCGTTGCCCATCCGTCATTTTCATCTTGAAATTCAATCTCAACACCATCCTTATCATCTGGACGGTGTGCAGTAAATTGGCGCGTGATTTCTCGTGTAGTGTTTTGCGCACTGTAGGCTTGCTCTGCAATCGTGCGGATGCCTGCGCGAATCGGCTTAATCCTCCCATTCTCCAAAGTCAGGTCAGACATGCCAGATGCGAACGCGGTTTCAATTGCGGCCTGCACCGTTGTTTCGTCAAGCGTCGCATCAAAGGTTTCGCCACGCGCGCGCCAAATGTTATGCAGGCGCAGAAGCTCAACCGTGTCTAGGTTGTCAATGCCGTAGCCAATGGTCTTGCAGATGTACCAGACAGCGGCAGAAACGTCGCGTGTCGGAACTGGTGCTGACCATGAGCCATCGCTTTGTAGCGTTGGCAGCTTGCGCGTAACTTCGAGGTTAACTTGATTCTCAGAGTTGGCAGAAATCTTGCCAAGACCACGTAAGCGTACCGACATAGTCGTCCACGGGTAGCTAGTTGGTGTATTTAGCAAGCATCGCGCGCCGTACCATTGGATACCATCTGCAACTTGAGAACTTGTGGAGCGAGCGCCACGCCGGCGAATGCGAACCTCTGGGCGGATAGCTATTGGCAAATCAACCCGCACTGTGTAGCCAATCTGGTCAAGCGTTGCCTCGGAATAAACTCGCTCAACCGGCTGCCATGCTCCGCCTCCTGCGCTGCGGTACTCAATTGTCACACCAACGCTGCGACCCTGCACTGCGCCGCTGTTTGGGTCAATAGCATGCAAGCCTTGAGGGAAAAAGAAATCAACCTCAAATGCACGAGTTACCTCCGAAGCGGGGCACAAAACAAAGGGGCCTGCCGTCTCGCCGTAAGTGGTTCCGGGTTGGACGTTCCAAACAGCCTGAGTTGCGGAAACAGTGCGAGGCGCAAATCCTCTCCAACCTGAAACACCCTGTGCAGAAACTATGATTGAATCATCTGAAACCACACTACACACGTAAACACGGCCTGCTACTGAAAAAGATAGGTTGTTTACCCCCTCTGGAATAATCAAATACAGGGGTTGCCCCTCATCATCAACCCCAGTTTGAAAGCTAATTTTCCCATAACCATTTTGATCAATTAAGGAATGAGAAACTGACAGCGCCCCAGTGTATGCTCCAGTAATACTCAACACTTGCCCTACAAACGGCATGAATTCTCGAAAATCTCCAGTTATTTCACTTCTTACAGGTCTTGGCGTAGGTATGGCTGGTGTTGTTATGGTTGCTGCAATAACTTGTTGTTGCGCATATAAATGAAATGCAGTCCCAGCACCCCATGATCGCGGGAAGTTGACATTGGAAGTTATGGAACCCCCTCCATCAAATGTGTAGCTTGTTCCCGTCGGATTGATATTTGTATCTGGTGAGGCCGTCAAATCAAGACCAGCGGTGCCCGCGCTGGTGCTCCCGATCTCTGGCGATGCATACCAGTTCTGAGCAGCAGTCACACCAGACAAATCAGTACCAGGTGGATACACCGCAACTTCTGATCCCTCAAGCGTGCTGATTAGTGTGTTGCCAGTCTTAATCGTCCCCTCATAGTCCGCATACTCACCGGGACCAATGCAAAGCAGCATTTCCAGATTCTGCGTGCGAGGGTCTGCAAAGTATCGGCGCGGCTGCACAAGGTAATCAGGGTAGCGAAGCATGCGCCCAAACGTCTCAGGCACTGTTTGATTAAGCTTTGCTACGTTGGCCTTACCCTCCGCGCTGGAAAGGTTGCGACCCTGCCCGGGGTCTTGCCGATTAGCCGCCCCACCTTTTGGCATGAGCCAGCCAAAAAGCAAGTTAAACACTTTGCCAAAAATCTTTCCTACGCCGCCAAACGGTATAGGATAGATTTCAACCTCTTGCTCATTGGTAACAGGCGTGTCGCCCCACTCACTCACCGGGATAGCTACACCATCAACCAGTACGCGAACCGGCTGCACATCGTATTCTGTGTAATCCACACCAGAAGCCGCGAACCAATCTCCAANCGTGCCAGACCAAGGGTGTTCTTCAATCGGCTTACTTGGCTGCTGCCCCGGATAAATCTTAATTGTCATGGCTGGTCGTCGTAGTAATGGACTTTTGTGTAACGTGATTCGAACAGAGCGGGCTTTGTGAGAGTTGGTCCGAATGGGGTATCAGTCTCTAGGATGAAGATCAAACCATCAATATTCACCACCACCCCCACATGCACGCACAATCGCCCTTGCCACGCTTCGGCTACTGCGCCGGGACGTAGGCCAACCGCATGCGCCAAAACAGCGTCATGGATGGTTTTAGCGCCCTTTGTGGTGGATCGCATATCACCCGGCACAGCGTCATCCAAAGAAGGAAGCAGTGCGCGCCCATAGACCTTGTGCCGAACCTCTCGCACCAGTCCCCAGCAATCGAACTCGTATGGGCCGCGTGCGCCGCGCTTGTATGTGGTTTTAAGGTATTTGGCAATCATTAGATGTATTTTACTCCGGGGGCTAACTCAATCGTGTAGCGCTCCCGAGGCCATGCCGTGTTGAGCATATCGAAGTAGCTGCCCTCGATGCCCAGCTCTTGCGCTTCAAACACGCCGCCTTGCACCGTCATGCGGATAGGAGCCATGGCGGGCGCGCTGGTGTCGCTCAGGAGATATTCTCGATAGACCAAATAGACCACTTGCGCACTCTCTAGGGCAGTCGTGATAAGTCCATTAATTCGGTCATCATCAAGTACGCCAAGCGCGAATTGCAGGGTTTGATTGCCGCTGTCATCNTTGGCTGGTAGGTCGATCTCCATGCCGCACGGCTCGAATTCGTACATCTGACCATCAACCCCAAGCCATATAGGTGTGAAGTCGTTTACAAGCCGCACATGCTCACCACTAGGCATCTCGATGGTGAGAGTTTGAATCCGCGTATCCTGTCCGCCTGACGCATACAGGCGCTGTAATGCTTGGCTAATGGTCATGCTTCAGGCCAATCTTTATTCATGGCAACGTCAAAGATGCTTGCGCCCAAAAAGAAGCTGGGGACTTCAACCCAGCCCGCATCAATCAATGGCCGCTCCCACATCTCAATTCGCGCCGAAACACTCCATGCGCAAAGACCAACAGGGGTAGGTCCGTCGTACATTTCAGTAAATCGGCAAACGTAATCACCAAGGCCCAAAGGCGTCTTTAGCTTGCAATTGAACCAAGCCGCGCCATCGTTCACCTTGTATCGAAACCAAGCCTCGAACAACGCCACCTCGTTATTACTGGAGAAAATCCAGTTCACCGTGTAGTCACTTGGAACACTGGAGAACCTGCGTCGCTGCCGTGCGCGCCCACTGGTTAACTGCGTGCGAATGAACGGCTGCACCGTCTGCGTGTTGTATCCAGTTCGCTGCGGGTAGGGCAGCTCTGCCGGGTAATCAATGTCTGTAGTAATCATGTCTTAGGTTCCGCGTCGTGTTGTGCCGTATGCGCTTTGGCTGGCGCGACTGTAAGGGCCACCGCGCTGCAAGTCGTTGAGCATGACGTCAATCACCCATTGTCCATCCTGATCTTGTCGCTGCTCTACCTGCGTACCCTCTGGTGCTCCCATCAAGTTTACCGTGACGCGCGGAGCCTCTGCCACTGCTGCACCACCTTCGCTGTAGCCGCCCCGCTGGCGTGCGTCGATGCGCTCCAGAACTCCGTCAAGTCTCGCACTGGTGTTTGATGTCATGACGCGCTCACCCTTATCAAGCAGCCACGTCCCCTCTTTGGGAATGCTATCGATACCATCGTGAGCCATGCCTGCTAATTGCGTGCCTTGAATCGCGCCAACAACCGCCAAAACTTGCGGTGCTGTCGCAGCCACAGCGGCCAAGTTAGCCGGGAATGGCGCAGAAGCCCAAGCTGCTGAAATAGCGTTGTAGGCGTTCATTGTGGCGTTTGCTACTGCAAATGCCTTGGACACGGCAAACATGGCTTGATAGGCACTAGATTGCTCGCCTTGCGCAGCTTTGAACAGCTCGGCCATCGCGCCAAAGGCACCGCCGTAGGTTGCCAACATCACACTGCGCCGCGCCATGTCGATCTGGTTCATGCGGTCAGCGTGTTGCTGCGCTGCCTCTGCTTCTATTTCGTCATACGTGCGGTTTGTCTCGATCTGCAACTCACGCGCCTGCATGAGCCTTTCCATTTGCTCCTGATAGCGCAGTGCTTCGGCTTCGGCTTCGGCCTCATACCTAGCCACTTGGTCATCGAACGCACCGCCAGAAAGAGGCGACACACTGCCGCGAATGTACGCTTCTGCATCCTTGGCGCTGTCGCCAAACTTCTGCATTTGCTTGCTGCGCTCATCCACCTTGAACATTGCAGCAGCTAGGTGCTCAACTGCCGCAATCTGCTCTGGCGTGGCGTATTCATTCAGCGACAAACGCGCCTGCGCAATCGCTAGTTCTTGCCCGCGCAGAGAAGCCAGTCCCAGATTCTGCGCAAGGCTTCGGATTACCTCCACGTTCTGCGCTTCGCCGTCACGCATCTTTTGCGCGGCTTCGGCCTGCTTGGTCAGCAAGTCAATAGTCTGCGCAGACGCTAGCGCGGAAACCTTCTGTGCTTCAGTTGCAAACTTGATAGAGCCGCTGCGCACTTTGGCAAGAAGTTGCTCGTACTCCGTCTCTTTACCAATAAGAGCTATTCGCTCTTGAATGGATTTGATGTAGTTTGCACCTTCGTTTTGAGATCCTCTACCACTTTGCTTCGGCAGAATGCGCCCACGTAAACGCGCTTCAACCTCTGGACTGTATAAGTCACCCAAAAGCTCTTTTTGCTCCGCTACAGCAGCCTTCAACCGCTCATCTGGCGTCGCGT